TAAAGGGTTTAATTGTTGCGCCCAAGAAGGAGCAACATAATGACCACTAATCATTTGACCTTGTGGTTGGTCTAAACCTTGGGACATAAGTAGTTCAGCCAATTTTCTTTGGCGGCTAACATCCTGTAATTCAGGATTAAAGTCCATTGCTTGTTGTTCTGCTGTAAGTGCCATTATGCTGACCTCAATAAACTAGAATAAATTTGATTTTGTTGCCCAGTATTTAAAGCTGTGCCTGGTGTACCAGAAACATCTAAACCTGTTGCTGGTTTATTTCCTGCTAAAGCATTTGCCAAAGGATTTTGAAATGTGAATGGGGATTTATTCATTTCATACAAACCACCAAATTGCTGAGGAGTAGATTGTGCAAGATTTGATGTAGCTTGTTGATTCCATTGTTGTGCTGTAGGTGCAGCCCTTCCAGACACAGCAGAACTACCTGTTCCCAATAATTTGGCAATACTTTGTAATCGTTTTGCATTATTAGCAATATCAGAAGCAGAAAGACCTGTATCTGCTGCAAATCCGCCAACCCCTGTAGAACTAGCTGGAATAGCATTACCAAACATATCGGTTGCTAATGTGCCAGCATCAGTCGCCATATAAGTAGCACCAACTGTAGTTCCTAGTGTTCCATCACCAACAACAACACCAGCAGGTAAAGCGCCAGTTAAACCACCACCGCCTAATGTTGTAGCGCCAGCACCAGGAATTGCACCTGAACCTGTAGCGGGGGCTGTAATAGAACCAAAAGAACCACCGGTTGAAGGGGCTACAGAAGGCGCAACATCAGGCGCTGCTAAAATAGCATCTGCCCCAGGAGTAACAGTTGCGGGCGCTGAAACAGCTACATCAGCAGCTAAACTGTCAAGAGGAACAGTTGCGCCTGTAGCAACATCAATAGGCGCTGTACCAGTTGCAATAGCGGCAGCTTCAGGTGTAATTCCCTCAGAAGCAGATAAAGCCATTACTTCGGGTGCATAGGCAAGGGCAGCGCCACCTGCAGCAATTCCAGCTACAGTAATCCATCCTCCAGGAATAGCATTATTTACTGCTTGGTCTACAGACGCTAATCCACTTCCAATAGCAGGGCCTGGGTCAATAGAAGCTAAAGCATCGCCAACTGAAGAAACTGCATCAGAAACAATATTTACAGGATTCCAGCTACCACCGCCACCCCCAAAAGGGGTGCGCTTGCCGTCATACCAACCTTCGTGTTTATTGAAGTATCTTAATATGCTCATTTATATGCCTAACAAATTGCCAGGGTCGCCTAACTGACTAGCATAATCTATTGCACTACCACCTTGTCCATAAGTAGGGTCTGTTACTACTTGACCTAACCAATTAGTAGTTTGTCCTAATCCTGGGGCAGCAGAAGAGCCTAATCCCAATAAACCACCTAATGTAGTAGCTCCATTTAATACGCTTGAACCTAAATTACCAAGACCACCAGCACCTAAAATAGCGCTTGAACCTAATCCAAACAAACCATTTTGCAAATTAGCAGTTTTAGCATTTGCAGCATTTTGTGCGGCAATATTGGCAGCATTTCCTGTAGTGTAAGCACCAAGGTAATCAGGCCCAGCAACAGCAGCTTGAGTGTATGGGTTTACATAATTAGGTGTACCTAAAGACTTAATGTTGGCAGCTTGGGTATTTTGCAATTGTTGTGCTTGCAAACCTGTATTCATGCCTTGAATTTGTGCGCTTGTCAATAAATCATTTTGACCTTGCTGGAAAGTCCTCATAGCATTGTCATAAGCCTGTGTACCAGGGACAATTCCTTGGTTAGCTAATTGTGCTGTGTTTGACTCTTTTTGTTGAGCTAATTGTGGTTGCAAGCGTTGCATAATGGCATCGCTATATGTTTGTCCAGGGTTAATACCATAAGCAGGGTTTTGCAAACTTTGTTGCAATCCTTGTAATGAAGTATTAGTTAAATCTTGTAATGGCTGGCTTAATTGCTGATTAGCTGTCCATGTAGGATTTCCGTATTGGTCTACGCCTTGGGTGTAATTTAATGAACCGTAAGGGGTATTTTGATTAATGCGGTTAGCTTGTGTAGCTGATTGCGCCCCTGCCAAATTACCTAAAGTGGTAGCTTGTGCAGCTTGAACATAAGGATTAGACGAAGCCTGAAAAGGGTTACTTGTTTGACCAGTCCCTAATGTAGACAAATTTTGTGCCATTGGCACTGCTGCACCTGTTGGATTACCAGCAGATGTTGGCGCTTGAATTGATGCTCCTGCTCCCATAACCTTCTCCTATGCCCATTTACAATATTCTGGGCGCATTTCTAAAATGACCAAATCCCCTTCGTCATGTGCGTCAGGAATGTAGGCAACATCTTTGAAACCAAGGTGTCGGTCTAGTTTTAGGGCTTTTTCATTACTCCCTGCAACTGTGCCAATTATAACCTTTAATTTCAAGGTGTTAAAAGGGTAATTAAAAACCTCTTTAAGGAAGTCTTTAGTTGCCCAATGCTGCCCTTCTGACCCTACATGAATCATGCAAGATTTACCAAAAAAACCACAATAAACTACAACTGCTCTAATCTGTCCATCTAATACTTGACCTAAATAATGTGCGCCATCTGGAGTAGGCATTTTATGTTTAATAGCCCAATCTTTAAGACTTTGCTCATTAAGCAATATCAAACAACACCTCCAGCCTCCATTACATAATCGGTAGAAGCCCAATGCAACTCAATTCCTCTGCTGGCAGCATTTAAGTTTACAGAGCCTGTATAGCCTATTCCTGTAACACCTTGCCAAATTTTTGTGGTAATAAGACCACCAGCCCATACATTTCCATCCCATTTAGCCGTGTCCCAAATACCTTCTGTTTGCGTATTGGGGTTAAATGACACAGCCCCAAGCTGGGATTGAGTGTCAAAATCCACGCTAATACCGCATAAAACATTGGGTACGCCACCTGTAGACTGTAGAATAGGCCTTACTAATGTAAATCGCTTTAACTGACCAGGATTGTCAAAATAACTGTAAGCCTGTTGTGCAGTTGCAGTAATGTTGTTTTCGTCATCAGCAGTAGCTGTATAAAAACTACCTACAAAACCATTGCCGCCAAAGTGCATATCAGAATTACCTGAAACTTCCCAGCAATATCCTTGAATACCTGTAAATCTAGCCCAAGACTTTGTAATGGTGTGCATTACATATTGCTCCATTCCATTAGGAATAGGAATATTAAGAATAAGCATATTTTCAGAAGCAAAATAGTTAATTTGCCATCCAAATTGAGCATAGTAAAGGGTTGCCGCTTGAGAAACAGCGTAATAAATCTTGTCTGTAAGGTTTACTCTAGGGTCTAATCGGCTAGATTGCAGAGCAGAAGCAAGAGGTACTAAACCGTCTTGAGTTAAAAGAAGCAAGTCACCTGACCATTTAAAGAAACATCTGCGGTTAAAGGTTTGACCTAATTGCCATACGCCTTTTAATGCCCAAGTAGTTGCAGAAGAAGGGTCAGTACCGTTATAAACAATAACTTCACCCATACTAGTTACGAATACTGCGTAGTCGTCAGCGCCTTGACCAGCGTCAAGTGTCCAAGTACCCATTGCTTGTAAATAGCCTGAATTTCTAGCAATACTGCCAAAATATAAAGGAGAAGCAACGCCACCAATAGAGTCTACTGGCAAATACCAGCAATTTAATGTGTCTTTTTGCGTAAAATATAGGCGGTTTTTAAACAAATTGACATTAATAAATGTATTTGAATTTACGCCAGTTATACCTATAGTGGTATAGCTTCCTACTACAGTAGCATTAAGGGCAGGCGTTGAAGCCATTGTGTAAGTAAAGGCGTTTGCCCCTGTTACTGTAATGACATAAGTACCATTATATTCGCTAGAGCTTGCCCCTGAAATAGTAACTCTATTGCCTGTTACAAGTCCATGTGCAGTTGCGGTAGTTAAAGTAGCTACAGCACCTACATGGGTAATTGTGCTAATTGTAGCAGCAGTTGTAGTTGTGGCTACATAAAACCATGCGCTACCGTCATAAATCATTACAGGGTCTACACCATTACAAGCTACTAAAAAGTGTCCTGCGGTATTAGTTAAATTAACTGCTTGCAGTTTGTCGCTAGTAATACCACTAAATACTTTAGTAGCAGGGTTTGTAGTAGTTTCCCAAATGTCTGTTCCTGCGACTGCAAATAATTTATACCCTGCGCTGGTGGTGTAATTCATCAGCGTATTTATAGGGGTTGATGCTTGATTTAAGTATGTCCCAACTACAGTAGCGTTAGTGCCAGGCGTAGTCGCCATTGTATAAGTAAATGTTGTAGAGCTAGTAACAATAATCTTAAATACACCGCTATATGCCGCAGGGGTAGTCCCTGTAATAGACACATAAGCACCTGTAGTTAAACCATGTACTGTAGCCGTGGTTAAAGTTGCTACTGCGTTTACATGGGTAATACTGCTAATGGTTTTAACGCCAGTAGAAGTAGTCAAAATAGACGATACAGCATAACCCTTGCGCATAGTGACATCAGTAGGCGTAGGATACCAATTCACTAACTGAACAGCATCCATTGGCTCCATATTTGCTAATGAATCCCTAGCGTTCCAACCACCTATAGGCGCTGGTACAGAGGCTGTTTTAGCGGTATTTTGTTTAGCTTTTTGTAACAGCATTATGAACCATAGCCTGTGTCAGGAATATTAGCGTAACCAATTAATACTTTGCTTGGGTATGGAGCAAAGCTAAGGTTAGGCGCACCTTTGTCATTAGCTTTAGCAATAGTCAATATACGCTGATAGTCTTGAGAAACGACTGTAGTGTCAAAGCCTTTAATGCCCCAATATTTCATTTTGGTAAACAAAACCATTAAGCGGTCATCAAAAACTGTGGTGTCTGAGTCGGCAGTAAAACTGTTCTTTACATCACCAGCAGCGCTTCTTGCCCAGCCTTTGCTTCTGTATTCCCAACCTAAATACTCATTGGTATTCATTACAGGCCATATTTGGAATTGGTTGTCTAGTATTCTCCAACGAACTCTAGGCCCTGTTGAAATATAACCAGACTTTAGCCATTGCCATTGTTGTGCATCTTCTGGCCCTAACATTTCCCAATGTTTTGACTTGTCCCATTGAGTTCTGTCAGTAATAGTTTCAAAGTCATCAGGAAGGTCATAAGCGGTTTGAGCGCATACAACAGACTGTACGCCATCGCCAGTAGCCATTTGGCTCATAACTACTACTTTTGTAGTGTTATTAGCGGACACTACATAAGTGTCTTGAGGAATGTTATAGCCTGTTAATTGCCATTGGCTATCAACAGCGCTTAAATCTGTGCCAGCCGCAAAAGTCAAGTTATACGAACCATTGACAGTTGTGGCGTTGGCGGTTAAAGATTGAGTATAGAAGCGGTACTGTACCTGCAATGCTTGCCAATCATACTCTTTAAGAAGGTCATATCCTGAGCCATTCATTAAGGCTAGGATTTGTTGAACATCTTGAGAAGTATTACCTACAACATAAGTAGGAACAGCCAAGTTTAACTCGGCTGCTACTTGTTGCACCATTTGGAGCATTGTTTGGGACATATTAAGCCTCGGCTACTTTTGTTTTGCGTGTTTTTGGGGTCTTTTCCGCAACAGCCGCAAGTAGCGCTGACATCTGCTCTTGCATAGCAGCCAGCTTCGCATCTGTTTCTGCCTTGATTTTATCATTTTCTTGGCGTAATGCTTGCATTTCTGCTTCTCTGTGTGCTACTTCGGCAGAATCATTGGCTAAATTCAAGAAAGCCTTGGCTTTTAAGCGGAAATTATATGGTGACATTCCTGCTACCATGCCAATACGCTGAAGTTGTTGGTCAGAACAGTCTGCAATAGACTCTACTGTGTGGAACTTTAATCCACGCAATTCATCGGCTTGGCTACGAGTAATTTGAGGCCATTGCTCTAAAGGAGTACCAATAATATCTTCATGGTTTGCTACTTGGTTTTGATAATGCGCCCATTGGCGTGGAAAACGCTGTTTATGGGACTCTTGAGCGTATGTGTCAATTTCTGTCAAATTATCGCCAGGAATCATAATACGGACAAAATCAAATTCTTTAAAAATCGGTCTGCCAGCTTCATCAGAGGCAATATCTTGCTTAACGCTTTTTTTATAGAATTGGACTGCTAGTCGTGCATCTGCACCTTGTGTATCGCTATCAATAGCCATGTAAATCTCCTAAGTGGTTAGGTTGTTACGGTTTAAAAAAATAAAAGGGACTCCCCTTGTGAGGGAATCCCAGTCTTTACTACTTCTTCAATTTTTAGACTGAAGCCTTGCTGAACCAGCCATAGTCACCAGAACCCATAGCTACGGTTGGGCCAGTATAAGTACCAGCAGAACCAGTTGCTACGAAAGTCGTAGTGTTAATAGAACAAGTTGCTGTTGAAGCAGCAATAGTTTCGCCAGCTTTAGCCCAAACATAACGCTTACCGTCAGAGGCAAATGTTTCTGTTCCGAGTGGGCCAAAAGTTGGAACTGTGCCACCATTGGTAGCTTGTTCTGCAACAGTTTGTGTATCTGTCAGGTCAATGCCTGCAATAGGTAGTGTTGTAAATGCCATGATTTATTTCCTTTATTAATTAATTAGACTATTAAAAGTAGGGCTTTCGCCCTAACTATTAAGTTGTCAATAAGCCTTGTAGGAAGCTGTTAGAAGTTGTCAAATTACCAGCCCAACCGTATAACTTCACGATTGCGTCTTGGTTAATAGATTGACGCTCACCACCAATAGGTACAAAGTTACGCTCTTTGTGTGGGCGTAAGAAAATGTAGTTGGTGTTCAACATATACATATAAGTAGCTGTTTCTTGTGAACCATAACCACCACCCAATACTACGTCAGCAGATGTACCGCCACCGTAGAATTTGAGGGAAGCAAAACCAGCAGCGCCTGATTCTTCAGCAGCAATACGCTGAATAGACTGCAATGCGCCTACATAGTATTGATACATAGTGTTACCAGCAACAATCAAGTCAGCTTTGTCAGTACCACGAATCTGCTTGATAGCAGCAGTAGTCATAGAAGCCAAAATGTTTGCAGAAGTAGCGCCAGTAGTGATTTGGTTCTGCCAGAAAGTCCAAGTAGCACGGTTAATACCACCGTATGTACCTGAAGTTGGAACAGCAGCAACAGCAGCGCCCAAACCATCCAAGTTCTTACCACCGTTACCAGTACCATCACCGTACAAGTCACCAGAAATGCGGTTCAACAAGCGAGCTTCAGAAACTTGCATACGACCATCTAACAAGTCGATGATTGCTTCTTTGCTGCTGTTTTGTAACATTTCAAGACCAGACATTGTTACTGAGTCTGCGTATTGAGCAATTTTGAACTGAGCAGCAGAGATAGGGCTATCTGGAGCAATGTTCAATACTTCATATCCGCTATAAGAGTTAGCGTTGTTTGTAGACGCATCGTCATACATGATTTCTTCCAAAATCACATTACCGCCTGAGAATGGGCGTACATTGCCTTTCTGGTTCAAGCGCTGAAGAATTGCGTTGTTTTGTGTTAAGTTGTCTGCCAATTCACCGCTACGACTTTGAATAGTGGTAGCGATAATATCGGTGATTGCTGAGTTAGCAAATGCCATGATTATTATCCTTAAAAAAATGTGCCAAAATGGCTAGTTAAACCCTGCGGCCCATTGCATCACCTAATTGTTCTGCAATTAAAGACCGTCTATCCTTTTTATCGCCAGGTTCTGTCACTTTTCCGCTAGGAGTAACGGATTTAGGACTTACTGCTGCCGCCTTAGCCTTCGCTACTTGCTGTGCTTTGGATGCTTGTTGTTTGGCTGTACTAAGGAGTCTTTCCTGTTCTAATTCCCAAACATCATCATTCATACGCACGGCTTTCTTGTAGGCCGTTTCTAGGTCTTGGGCTTTCCCTAGCTCAAGTAGTTGAGCCATTTCTTCCCTTACCACATCAAAATGTGGAAACTTCTCCACATTACTTCTTACTCTTTCAATTTCACCCATTAAGCGTTGATTTTCCTCTTGGGCAAATCGACCTTTAATGCTTGAAACTTCCTGATTGACCTGATTTAACTGGTTCATCAGTTGTTGCGTGTATGGGTCAAGCTGTGTTGCTTGTCCACCATTTAATTGTATACCATAATCTGCCGCAAGTTTCTGAAATACTTGGACTTTTTGGTTATACGGTGCATTAGACAAAATTTGCTCTGCACGGACTAAGTTTTCAATGTATTGCGTAGGCTGAATATTGCGTCTTTGTAAGTCTTGAGCATAGGGCGCAATAACGTTTTCATAAGATTTAGCACGGTCAGCTTCGGCTTTATAAGTCGATACACCCTTTTTATATTCAGACTCACGCTGGTTGGCATATTCTGCAAATTTGGTAAAATCTTCTTTGCTAATCTGCTCGCCTTTTTCCATTTTGTCCCAAATGGTGACATATTCCTTTTTCCAAGTAGAAGGGCGACCTACAGGCTTTTCCTCCTGCGGTTCTTCATACGACTTCGTAGGTTCATCAGATGAAACATTTTCGGTAGGTTCTTTGTCGTCTGCAAAGCTAGTTTCCTCTTCAGGGGGCTCCTCGGCATTACTTTCTTCCAAAACCTCTTCATTTTCCAAGGGTTCTTGCTCATCTGCCGACTCCATTGCTTGTTCTAATAATGCTCTGCGGTCTAATTGTTCTTCTGACATGGTTTTTCCTATCTATAGTTAAGTTTTGCATAAGCCAGTTCCGCAATTTGACGCTTTCTTGCTTCTTGGGACTTGGTGCTGATTTGTGCTTCTTTGCGCTGCATTGGTACATCGTTGCCTAATTCAACACAACCGTTGCGTTTTAGGTTTTCTCTATGTTTAGACCGACTGTCTACCCATGTGCCATCAGCCATAGAAATATGCCCTGGTATGTCAGAAATGACCATAGGAGCTTCTCTTGACTTCATAGCAACTTTGTCTTGCCAAGAAGCCTTTGCAGCTTCTTCGCCAATAGTCGGTGTCCACCACTCTAAAAAAAACTCTTCATCAGTTTTTTTGGCTTCAATATGGTTGCTTTCGCTCCATCCACAATTAGGGCAATTCATCACATTCTCCTTATAAGGTCAGGTACTTTGTAGTATTCATCTTGACGCAATGCAATAACGGAGTCATACCATTTGCCGTTTTTCCAGCGCCAACAGACATATTCTTCTTTAGGTAGTAAGACAATCGTTTTAACGCCCAACGCACCTGCAAGGTGGGCTGTGCCTGTGTCTACTGTCACAATGCCTTTCATAGCTTTCATGTGGCTTGCTGTGACTCTCCAGTCTGTTTTCCAACCATCATTAGGCAAAGGGTGGAAAAAGCCGTCATGGTCTGGTGATAAGGAATAGCAGTTATCCCCTACTAGCTTGTACATTTCATGGTCAGGAATAGACTTAATATGAAATAAAATGTTGCGACTTGCGCCCCAATTTACCCCTATTTTTGGCTCAATATTGGAAGGTTTAGCATCCATATACCCTTCAGAGCCTACTATTTTCTTAGTTGTTACAGGGAATAACGCCTTTGCGTATTTGTCAGCGCATGAAATATAGTAAGGAAGGCTCATGTCGCCAATCCAGTAATCACAAAGAGTTACCTCTGGACATTCTGGCTGGTTTGTAAGAATATCAACGCACTCAAATTGCCCTAAAACTCCAAGCAATGAACCATGAGTCAGCAACACAACCTTTTGTGCGCCCATTACCTTAAGAAACGGTAAGAACCTGGCAAACATAAAGATGTCGCCAAAGCCTTGTTCCATTTGAATGACAATAGACTTACCTAAAAGACATTGACCACGCCATATTTCTGGCTTTGGTGGCTTTTTAGTGTATTCGCTTACTTGGTTAGCAAGAACTTCAGGATGCCAACGGTATTCAAACAGCCTAAAACCAGCGTCATAGCGACCTTGGTGCAAATGCTCGTAGGCTTCTTTGTATTTTGCGTGTGGGTTTACAGGATAAGTGCTAATAGGGCCTCTTCATCGTCTAATTCTGCTTGCCGTTTTGCTTCTAAGATTGCTAACTCTTGCTCTAGGCGGAGTTTTGCTGCTCTCATTGCTACTGCGGTTTGCAGGTCTTGTTGCTGTTTAACAAGATTAGCGATGTATCGGTCAATGTTTGCTAGGTTTGACGGTATATCAACGCTAACTTCTTGATTGGATTGTATATTATTTTGTTTGCGTTTGCTGACTTTTGGAGGGTCAATTAAATCCGCAATAGTTTGCTTTCTAGCTTCTTGGTCTGCTTTAAGTTCAGCTATGCGTTTTTCTTCTGCTTTACGCAGTTTCTTTTGTATAGCTTTGTAACGCTTTAACTCTTCCCTTGTCCAAGGTGCGTCATCACCGCCAAACTTTGTAGGTTCAACAGGAGTAATAACAATTTGAAATGCGTCATTTTGAAACGCATTAGGTTGAAAAGCTGTTTGAAACACTTAGAAAGTGCCTCCAGAAACTCCTACATACTTAGTCGCTGTAATGGTTGTTCCTGTTATAGCTGCGGCTGCTGTACCGCCAATAGCAGGTGGACTAGACAAGTCTAAAGTACCACCTAAAGTCAGGCTTCCTGTAGTTGTAACTGTGCCTGTTAAGGTCAGTCCATTTACTGTACCTGTACCGCTAACAGAAGTAACTGAGCCACTTCCCTTGCTATTAAAAGTTGTCCAATCGGTGCTTGTAAGGTAACCGCTGACAGAAGTTGTAGCAGCAGGCATTGAAATAGCGGGGGTATTACCACCTGAAGATACGACAGGGCTTGTGCCAGTTACGCTTGTTACAGTTCCTACTGAAATTGAGCCACCAAGACTTGTGCTTGTACCATTAATAGTAATGGCTGAATTAGTAAGGCTTGCGTTGCCGATATTGCTTAAAGTATTTGTAGACCCTGAAATAGACTTATTGGTAAAGGTATCTGTTGTTGCTTTGCCAACCAAGGTATCTGTAGCATCAGGTAATGTCAAAGTCCTATCTACGGTTTGACTTGTTGAAAGCATAGTTCTAGTATTAGTAGTACCGCCATCAGGGTTAAACATAAATCGTTTAGTGCTGTCTACACCGCCCTGAACATTGACATAACCACTAGCACCTTTGGGGGCTAAATGAATGCCAATACTTGTATCTGTACCTGTTGCATATATATGAACAGGATTGCCAGTTGCAGCGTTTTCTATAGTTACTTGATTAACTGCGCTTGCAATAGTTGAAAATTTTAATTCAGCGTTTCCATTGGCATCGTTAATTTGTGCTATTACTGGGGTAACAATAGTAGGGCTGCCACTTAATACTACATTTGTAGTGCCTGTAGAGGTTGTTACTCCCGTACCACCATTAAGCACGGGCAAAGCAGTCCCCGAATAAGTAATGGCTAAAGTGCCACTTGTAGTAATTGGGCTACCAGCAATAGAAAAAACAGAAGGTACTGTTGCTGCAACGCTAGTTACTGAGCCACTACCTTTGTTATTAAATGTAGTCCAGTCTGTAGAAGTCAAATAACCATTTACAGAAATCGTAGCGGCTGGCATGGATATAGCAGGAGTTGTTCCACCACTAGAAACTACTGGACTTGTACCAGTAACGCTAGTGACAGTACCACCGCTAGATGGGCTAGTGTTTGTGATTGTAAAGTTAGGGTAAGTACCGCTGGTTGAAATCCCAGTACCAGCGGTTAAAACTACTGTTTGGTCAGGCGCAGTATTGGTAATGTTTAATGTACCGCTAGTTGTAATAGGGCTGCCAGTTACAGAAATTCCTGTTCCCGCAGTTGCCGCTACAGAAGTCACCGTTCCTAATGGGTTTGCTGCCCAAGAAGAATTAGTGCCATCCGTTGTCAGGTATTTACCTGTATTGCCTGTTTGACTAGGAGCAAGGGCATTAAAAGCGTCTGTTGCTGTAGCCTGACCAGTACCGCCATTAGCTATAGGAATAGTTCCTGTTAATACATGGTCATCATTCCAATCACTTGGGCGGACAACGGATGTGTCTGTACCGTCAGGTATCGTTGAAACCTTATTGTGCTTGACTGTAATAGCCATTATTGAACTCCGATGATTTTGCCGTCAGCACCTCGAACTACAGTCTTTGGCCTGTTATGTTGTGCATTAATTGTTTCTACAAGTGCTGAAATTGCTTGTGCCATTTGTTCGTTTCCTTGACCAATAGCGTTGGCAATAGGTTGCATTGGGTGTTCTTGCGCTCTAACATATTCTTCTTCAGACATATACGCTTGTTCACCTGTTGAATCATCAGAACCAATACGAGCTACTTCAATTTTTGCGCCATTGTTAATATGAGCAAGCAATACTTGAGTGTTACGCTCTGTCATCATTTTCATTTGGGCTACTTTAAGCTCCATTTCTCTATCCATTTGATTGCGCTGCTCTTCAAGTTGGAATTTAAGTTGGTTTTCTTGCGCCTGGTACTCTTGTTTAGCTTTTTCAAGCTGCATTTGACCTTGTAGCTTAGCTTGTTCAACCTGTGCTTGCATTTGAATCTGTTGCATTTTAGACTGGTTGTCCATTTGCGCCTTTTGAATCTCTGGAGGAGGCGGTTTTTGCTGACCTTTACTAGCTTCGTACTGTTTACGCATATCATCAGCAGTTTGGTCAATAATTCCTTCAAGTTGTTTACCAGCTTTAAAGGAAGTTACGCCAAACTTCAGCATTTCCATCAACATTGGGGCTAATTCAGGTGCAGCTTGAGCCGTAGGAAGAGCCATTGCAATAAATTGACCAACAGCAGCTAAAAATGCGGTTCTGTCGGCTTTTTCTTGTTGCTCATCTTGGTAAATCATGGAGTCAGAGGTGACTTCTATGCGGAAATTCTTAGCCGCTTCATCCCTTAACAATAAAAGCGCTTGTGGGACAAGTTGTCTGTCTTGTTCGGACAGTTGCATTGCACCAGAAATCTTAACTAGCGTTTCGTCTGTAAAATGATTGCAAATAATCTGCGCTTTAATGGTTAAAAGCGAGGTAGCAAAGTCTACGACTGCGTGTTGTTGAGTTTTTAGTCTGCCAGCAGCATTGTTTGACTTAATAATTTGTGCGCCAAGGGTTTCATTAGGGTCAGTTTGACCTCTTTGAATGTCAGCAATACCCATTAATTCGTATATTTGACCCTTAACTTGCTCCATTGCCTGATAGCAAGACATTAATGCGCTTGCAAATGGGGCTAAATCAACTAAATCAATAGCGCCTTTCATGCCTTGTTTTTCAGCAAATGCCATCCAGTTGTGTACTGGAATCATGGTGTTGTTTTCGCCTTCAGAGAACAGACGCTGTAGTTCTGTTGCAGAGGCATCATACACACCCCTGACTTTAAGGGCGTTAATCAGTCCATCAATTCTGTCGCACAGAACATCTAATTCTCTTGCCTGGTCTTGGTAGATAACGAAATCAGGGATTGGCTCAAGGCTGTCGGTAGTAAGAGTCGCATACAAAGGTTTTGGACAAGGCCAAAAGTTTTCCAAACCAAGAGGGTCATCTCGCTCATCAAGTATTTTGCCGAGTGACTTAGAAATCCACAGCACTTTGCCAGTTTCTTTATCCCATATTTCATATATCAGCGCCTCATATACTCCGTCATCAGATTTGTAGGATTGTTTTAAATCATCAGGCTTTGTGTCTAAAGGGATTTTGTAACCTAATTCTTCGCCAAAACGCTCAACCAATGCAGGGCGGTTCATATAGACTCTGCGCCATACTGCGGTTACTTCTTCCCAAGTCCTAGCGACTGTGTGTCCAAAATCACGCCAATGAACATAGTCTACAGGGCAGCACTCATACTCAATGCGCTCTGGGTCTTCATTCTCCATGCCGCCTTCGGTTTCGGCTTCATCGGTGTCTTCGGTGATTTCTAAGCCGTCTTCAGGTACATCGGCAGATTCTTCTTGTTCGCCAATAATATGCGGCTCATAACGAACCCAGGCTACACCACGACCACCAAGGAGGCGGTCTAATACTGCATTGTTCATAGCAGACTTATAGTCGCCATAGTGTTCTAATTCAAACTCTAAAGCACGCTCAAGCATCATTGAGGCGACACGGCCTATTGGGTCATTGTCCCTAAATCTACGGCTTACATCAGGTCTTGGGAGTCTTGCAAAGATAGCTGGCTGAATGGTTTGAACATTTGACCAAAGAATATTAAACCGAGCATTAGGGTTTCTGTCGTAACGAGAGTCATCTTTATACTTCTTAACTATGCGGTCTACTCTGGCTTCCCAACGCTTATATGAGCGCTCATAGCCCATAATTGTTTTGTACCAATCTTCGTATGTGTGATTGACTGTTGCTTTATCGTTTGCCATAGAGTTGCCTTAATGTTTGAATATTTGGCGAAATGTTTGCTTATTTTACCTTTTTTATATTCTATTGTTTGACTTTGTTTTAGTTTCTTTCCATAAGTCATTAAGACTGACATCAGTTTGACCAACAAACACCCCCCTGATAGGGTCTTCTGCGGTGACAATTTTTGCTTCATCTTTCCAAGTTAGCGCCAAATATCTAAAAGCATCAGCACCATGAGAAGTCCAATCATGGCGAGGCTTATCCCTGAATACTTTTTTATCTTCATCGTACTCCCGTTGGTATTGGCGAAGGCACTCTATGCCATCCGCACATTTATGGTCAAACCAAGTTCTAGTTAGGGCGAGGCGGCTCGCTTGGATGCCGTCTTGTAGTTTAAGGTTGGGGGTTATTTTGATTGATTTTAGGGGGATTTTATCGCCAAGCTGTTCAATAACGCTACGATTAGAAGATAGGGTTTTAGCTCTAGCGTCATGAGGTAGCCAATGTGTTCCGTACACATAGCCCCTCTCTTTCTCTCTAGCCTGAATAATCCCCGCATAAAAAGCGACAGGCTGTCCGTTAGAGGAGTGATAGTCTAAACATCTAATTTCCCCATGCACTACTTGAAAGAACCATATAGCGGTGTCATCAGAGTACCCTAAGTCCCATGCGGTATGCACAGGGAATAGGGGGTCATACTCCACCTCCCTTATTCTGCCGTCATCTGTAAGCTGCCTCATTTCTTTGCCAAAATAAGCGCCAAGGATTGCTGATTCAAAGTCGCATTCAAACTCTTGAAGATATTGGTCTTCAGTCATTGTCTTTGCAGCATCCTCTAGCTCCCCCTTATCGAGTAGCCCTGTTTGACTAGCCCTAAGGACTTTGACATACCAGGAAGGGTCTTGAGTAGCATTGTTATAGACTTCCCAGAAGGCGTTATGACCTTTAGGAGTACCGATGAAGGTAGCCCAACCCCCCCTATCTGTTAATAGTGGGCGTATGACGCTACCAAAGATACTAGGTTTCATATCTGCGTATTCGTCTAACACTACCCCATCTAAGTAAAGGCCTCGAAGGGTGTCAGGGTTATCTGCTCCGAATAGCCTTATCCTAGCCCCATTGACTAGCTCTACCCATAGCTCGGATTGATTGGCTTTAGCCATTACAGGCCTGGAGTAGCTTAGTAAGTAGTCGAAGGCAATTTGTTTAGCCATGCTCATATAAGGTGCGACATAGGCATAGCGCCCATTCTCCTTACCATCCATGAGCGCCCTGTATATCAGGTCATTGATGCAGAGGACAGTCTTACCGCACCGCCTATGGGCTACTATCACCGACCAGCGCTCTTTCCTGTCGTGGAAGTCCTCAAAGACTTTCCGAGGGCAATAGTCCATCTCTACCTCTAATAGCCCCTCATCACTCATTCTGGGCGCTTCCAGGATATAACCATGCGTTGAGGTGCTGCCTCATCTCCTACTACTTCCTGCCTTGCTAGCTTGGGTAAGTGGTATTCCATCACAGCTTGCAACATTAAAAAGGCTTTTTCGGGGTTAGGCTGCACCAGCCATATAGTGTTTCCCTCTTTGTCATACTTAATACATCCCTCTTTGTCTGTCTTTGGTACGCCATGCGCTACATCTTCCAGCCAGGTTTGCATCCTTGGGGAATTCTTATCAACAAATTTCGCAATGGCCTCTCTAGCTATATTGGTTACTTTGTTGGGTGTTCCTGGTGGTCTTCCTTTGCCAGCATGAGTTAAACCAGGGTATTTCTTAGGGGTTTGAACTGACGAACCATCTTCATTAATGGTTATTTCTTTATAACTTTTTGTCATAGCTTTGGAGGTTTCCATTCTAAAACAGCATTAAATTGTTATCAATAAATATAAGTCATTGATTTATATAGGTGCAATATAGCACATTTGTATAAAAGCAACACAAATTAAAATAATTAGCAAACATAGGGAATATACCTATACACATCATGTAACACAGCGCTACAATTCATTCATGCAGTAGGTTTTATTAGTTTGACAGGAAAACACTAGACGAAGTCTATATGACAGGTTCAAGGGTGAGAAAGCTAGGTAGCAACAAGCCTAGATAAAAACAAGTCAGCGTTCTAACCTACTGCACCTATTTATCAACTGTTTTAAAGGGGAATCAAAATGCTAGGTATACAAACTAAATACATTGGGCCTACAAATACTAGAGGTTCAAGAATCAAGGCATGGGCTAATAAAGACATTCATATCACTATTCCTTATTCATATGGTGATAGTGAACCAATGGTCTATTTTAGAGCCGTACAAGCATTAGTGAAGAAATATAACCTGCAATGGCCTATTGATGAAATGACATATGGAGGCACACCTAATGGCATGGTGTTTTGCTTTAAAGACTCTAAGGTGTCTATATGAAGAATTGGCAAGCGTTGGTCTTATCTTTACTTCTTGGCGGAATTTTCTACTTTATTTGGTATTTAACCGCTATCCATGCAATCTAAACAGTTTTAAGGGCTAAATCAGCCCATTTTTAAAGGGGAAATACATGAGTCAATACATACAAAATGAGTTTTTTAGCGTCTTACCTGAGCCAATTTTAAAAGGCACAGATTTAGACCTAAAAATTAAGGTTTCTGGCTTTTTTGGTTCGACTAAATGGCTAAACATTGAAAAAGAAGATTTGCTACTCATTCAGCAAATTATAGAAAACTCATACGACAGAAAGGCTTAATCATGTTTAAAGTATATACAAAAAAAATCCATGTTTATTACAAGCGTGAGAATGGTTTGTGTTATGCCTGGTCTACAAATGCCTATAAAAGGTGCAAGGATGCAATTCAAGCAGCACAAGAAATTCACCCATCATTTCAATTTGTAGCCAATTTTGCAAAGGACTAATTATGCAAACAATCATAAGTGACAGGCTTTTAAACAAAGCTAGGGGTATGGCTGCAAAGGCTAAAGATGGGCAAATGGAGTTTAAAGATGAGGTCTATACCTTTGTTTTTGACCATAGCGCTTGGACTTATGCCGTAACTGATAGCCAAGGGGACTTATTAGGGCATTTCAATTTTAAGTCTTTGAATGAAGTTAAAAAGTATGTTCAGTTTTATTTAAACAATTAAGGGGAATAAACCATGACAGAAACCACAGTAAAACCAAAAAAGACCAAGTTTAAGCCTATGGCTAAAGAGGATATTTATGCCTATGCAATCTATGAGGCCTATGAAGACTATGACAATATGTTTTCTATCTTACAGTTCATCTTAGCCGACATGGAAAAAGACGACTTTAGCAAGTACCAAGTGCGAAATGCTCTCAAGGCTATGCGTACTCTTATGATTGCTAATCAATGCGCCATGATGGATATGGCAGGGCTAGAGTATTAAGCACTATTGATTAACCATGAGGGGGGTTCGCCCCCTTTTCTTTTTGCGGAGCATTTTATGGAATATAACCTTCTACAATGGAGGATAGGGCTAGGGCTTACACAATCGAGCGCTGCGAGGCTTTTGGGGGTGCATAGGGTTACATATACCAGATGGGAAACAAAGGCTCAAAAGCCCCCTAATCATATTGGCATGGCCTGTCTATCTTTAAAGCACATGATGAAAAAAGCATAGTGAAATCACAATTTTTTTGAACCAATTTGAAAATTTACAACAATAAAATCACAATTTTTTTGAAATACTTTTGAACTTTAGCCTACGATGTCAGGGTCGTGGTACTTGTTCATAGCCTTAGACAATGCTTCTTTACGCCTCATTCTGGCATTTTCTTTCTTATTAAGCATTTCGCCTTTACCGCCTTCTGCTAATTCTAAAGGTGGGTTATGCTCTTGGCGCTTTTTTTGTTGTTTCTCAAGCGTACTTTCTTTGTGCGGCCTAAGCATAGCATTTTCAGGTGGGTAGCTTCTGGTCATGTGTTTCATGCGTTTGCCTTTACATACTTAGAATACTGCTCTTCTAGCATTGCTTTACGCTTACCTTTAGCATGGGTACGCTCTTCGGACAATGCAATCGCCATAGCTTGTTTCTTTGGCTTTCCTGCGGCAACTTCTGTCTTGTAGTTTTTGCCGACTGATTGAGCCGAGCCTGATTTGTCCATTGGCATGATGCTTCCTTACTTGAGGTATTTGAGTTTGTAGATGGTAGAGTCAATAAGTTGTTGTATTTCTGCAACAATATTAATCAATTCTTGTTTTTGCGGCAAATCGCTATTGGCTTCTGCCACGAAATTCTTTAATGATTCCAAGTACTTAAGTGGCTCTTTAGGCTGGTGATAGACACTTGGAAACTCTTTAATCTGCTCATAGCAGCCCATATAGGCTTCTACATAGTCATCTACAAGTTCAATTATCTCATCATAGTAATTGCCCAGAGCTTTATGCTGTGAGTAAGAATTTGTGCTCCAATGAAAGAAATGAGTATTAGTGCTGCTATGCAACAAAGTAGCGGCAAACATAGCGACATTTTTGGTTTCATTCATAGGACACCTTTAAAGTTCATATAATTTTAGCACTTCTATAGCTTCTTGCACGGAATTTACCCTGTGTAATGGGCCACCCCTCCAGTTAGCAAATAGGGTGATTTGTTGGGGAGTTAGCTTTTTGTCCTTTCCATCCTTAACTTCCATTAAAATGGTTTGTTCTTCGTAGCACACCATAAGGTCAGGGATTCCTCCACCAACCATATGTAGAAGGAAAACATCAGCGCCATAATCTCGTAGTGCTTTTACAACATCCTTCTGATTTTTATCAACTTTTTTAATATAAGACATAATTCTATGTTAGTGTTTAGCAACTTATAGTATAAGGGGAATCTAATGGCTGGGTATCATTTAACCGATGAACAATGGGTCGAGTCTTGGAACAAGATTGGTAGCCCAAGCGAATTTGCTAAAGTCAATGGCATTGCCATTCGTAATGTAATGGCTAGGCGTAGGTCAATAGAAAATAGGCTTGGTATCGTATTAGATACATTTAATAGCCAAAACCCTGCATATGTAAAGAAAATACAACAAACCCCTGGCAATGTTCGCAGAGGCATGGAAATAGAAAAAGGGCGAGTCATTGTCTTTTCTGACGCACACTTTTGGCCTGACGAAACCACCACAGCGTTTAAAGCGCTTATAGAAATGATTAAAGAGTTCAAGCCAACTGCGGTGATTTGCAATGGCGATGCGCTAGATGGGGCTTCTATTAGTCGTTTTCCACGCACCGATTGGAATAAGCTGCCAACAATGAAAGAAGAATTAGAGGCCTGTCAGCATTATTTGGGCGAAATTGAAGCGGCTGCTGTTGGTGCTAAGTTATTTTTTCCTATGGGAAACCACGACCAGCGTTTAGAAGCCAACATTGTTGCTAATTTACCTTCTTTTGAAGGCATACCTGGCACTAGCTTAAAAGACTATTTCCCTATGTGGTTGCCATGTTGGAGTGTTTGGTTAAATGAGGACACTTGCATTAAGCATCGTTGGAAAGGTGGCTGGACTGGCGGTAGAAACAACGCTGTCAATTCAGGGGTCAATATGATTACAGGACACACCCATGTTCTTTCCGCTATACCTTTTAACGACTACAACGGCACACGCTGGGGTGTTCAGACAGGAACACTAGCTGACCCTAATGGGCAACAGTTCAGCTATACAGAGGACACGCCTAAAGACTGGAATAGTGGTTTTGTAATGCTTTCATTTGAGCGCTCTAAATTGCTTCAGCCTGAAATGATTAGAGTATGGGGCGAGGATGAGGTTGAGTTTAGAGGCAAGATTCATTCAGTATGAAACTAACTCCAGCTATTCTTCAGAATTTATATTCGGCAATTTATTGTATGCAGCCTTTTAATCGCTGGAATATGCCGTTGCCAGAAGAAGTGGAATTTATTATAGACAAAGACCCTGGCGTTATGGGTAGTTACACCTACGACACAGGCGAGGACTTTGAACACACAATTACTATTTCGTCTGCTCGTTGTGGTCATCTTGACACGGTAATTCGTGTTTTATGCCATGAATGTATCCACATGAGCCGTCACAGAACAAACAAGTGGACTCACCACGATAAGGAGTTTCGTAATAGAGCGCTCCGTATCTCGTCTGAGTTGGGGTTTGACCCCCTAGAACTGTAGGCTTATCCATACGGCTAGTATAGGTAGTAATATAACTAACACACCAAAAGCTAACAAAATATCATTCACTCATTGACCTTTCCAAGTCTTTTATTGACTTGCTCCAAGAGCCACGCCTGGGTAACTCCCCATTTACTTTCAAAACCTTTTGCACCCAATCCGTGAACACCAGAGTTTCCACGATGGTGTTCTGGGCAAAGTGGGATGCAAGGGGATGTAGACCGTTTGCCTCCATACCTGCGGATATGATGGAGTTCTGACGGAGTGCCTTCAAACCCAAGGATGGTGGAACAGAGAATACATCCGAGTTCGGCAATCTTGTTAAGAGCGTTCTTTTCATTCTTGGTCATTTACTAAGTCATACCACAATGTATAAAATTGCTTAAATTCATTAAAGTCTTTTCCTTTTTTAAAAGGTTTGCCTTTTTCATCAAGCAACCAGTAATGGTCTAAATTGACACCGTTATCAGTATCACCAACCATGATAATAACCGCAAACTTAGGGGTTTTAGCCAACGCTTGTAGCATACGCTGTTGGCCTAAACTAACTTCTTCACCTAAGCGTTTCCATTCCATTACAAGAAAATGCCCATTGCGTTCTACTATGCCGTCTAAATCGCATGGCACAAAATTAGGGTTTGACTCAATAACACCTTTGAAATCCCCATAATCCTTATGTGCTGCATTTGCGTTACGCATTAACTCAGCCATTGTTTCCTTACTTGGTCATAGGTAGCAAACTCTAGCTTTATGGTTTCATCTGCTAAATCATTGGCTATTAGCGTAGCTTTTTCGTATTGTTTTTTAAGCGTAGCATTGTGATAACAGCGTAATAACTTTTGTATACGCAAATAGTTTTCAGAGTAGTCAGTCATCTAGTCATCCTGTCAATGTTTCGGTTGCTTGCTTCTTGTGTTCTAAACAATTCAAAGCGCATCTTAGCGGCTTCTAATTGCCATTTAAGGGCTTCTGCTTCTTCTGTCGCCAATCCAATGGCCTCACATAACTCTTGGTAAGGCTGCGACTTATACGCATCCATCTCTTTCGCCCCAATAGTGGTTGCCGTAGATTTAGACATTTCAATAGCCTTGAGAGAGTGCCTAAACGCCTCGAACTGAGCGAGTTCACCTTTCGCTTTTGCGTATAAAGGCGCTGTTTTGAAAATGAAGTCAATAGCATCATTTGGGTCATAGTCTTTCATAAATTACCCCATTGGTCTGCCATAGCATCAGCAATACCTTGAAATGTTTTGTTACGCATTTTTTCCCTTTCTTTTGGTGGCAAACAACTGCTGTCGTAATACCATTGACTCATGCGTTTACCGCTTTTGGCTACCCAAATTGTGCCTTTGTCTACTACATTTGTTGGTCGTAATGGCGGTAAATTTTTAAGCCATAAACAAGTAGCTTTGGTAACGCTATGACCATGTTCCCAAGGTTGAATAATTTGCTCAGGTTTTCGCCATTTACTACTCATAATTCCTATTGGGTTTTCAATAGCATAGCGTGGTATGTTTGAATTAGCCAACGCCATAAAAAAATCAATACCTTGTTGCTGCCTGCCGTCTGCTTGTTTTTTAGCAAAATGCCTAGCACCGCTTACAGCTAAATGTGTGCATGGTGGGTGTGCAATCATTAAATCCCAACCAGCACCAATAATGTCCATAACATTACCTTTGTAATGAGGCCCTGGGGTTTCGCAAGGCTCTAAATCACAACTCATAGCTTCGTGCCCCCCCCCGAGGAAAGCATCACGCACCGTGCCGCTAAATTCACACGCTACAAGCACTTTCATATATACATTATTCCTGCGGCATACATAATTAAAGCTACAAACTCAACTAAAAACAATGCGTAGTCTTTTTGCGCTACGGCAGCAGCAGTCCATAAAGCGCTTCCAATTAGCCCAAAGTAAATGTTTGCAGGGTAATAATTAAAACTTGTCAGGCCAATGCCTAACAAACAAATAATTGTCCCTACCCATTTAATTAAACCCAATGTCCCCATGTTCCCCTGTTTCCTAATTCATATTGCGTATAAAAATCACGCAAAAGCTGTTCGTTAAAATTATGTTTGCTAATGTAAAGTCTAAACTTGTTTAAACCTAATTTGTGTCGTAATGCACATAAATACCTTACACCGCACTCATGTTTAGCTTGCTCATACATTTCTTTTTCAGACTGTCGTAAGAGTCATAGCCAGTACCCAAAACACCAAGCTCTCTAGCTTTGGCCTCAATACCTTCGTTAGAAAACATCCACTTTTTGTCAATCTTTTCTTTCTTGGGTTCTATTACTAATTCATCTTCCCAACGCTCTTGGTTTAGCCATGAGCTTGCATGGGGGATAAATTCTAACTCGGTTTCTTTTGCGCTCCAGTATTGGCAATGTGCGTCAATAGCTTTTGCAGCCATAAGTTGTTGCTCTGCGGATAATTTGCACCAGGCTTTTCTTGCAGTTGCTTTAGCAATTTTTCGTGGATATAAAGACCAGAATTCATCAAACATCACCTCGTGCCTTTCTAAAACAATAACCAAAAAAGAACCCAACAATCCAACCAAGCAAATACACAGAAATCATTAAGTAATCATTTGCGTTCATTTCTCTTGTGCCTTTCTTAGTATTGTTGATTCAATAGACCTAACCATATCTACCCAAGTTTTGCTATACCAATCATGTTGCTTCAATATTTGGTTTATTTCCTCATCTGTTAGTTCTTTATACTTATAGGTATCAATTTGATTGCCGTTTTGTAACTTATAGGTATTAACCTTTTTAGCATCCTCTTCATTCATTTTTTTGCAATATTCTTGATGCCATTCAATAATTCCTTCTTCGTTCAATATTGCTCGCTTATATTTATCAGCAAAATCAAGAATGTCAATAGCAAGGATTTCACCACTCCAATAATCCCATAAACATAAAATTTCATCATCAGTTAAAGTTTTTACAGGGCTAATCCATTTGGAAAAATCTACAAAAGAATCACAAACTAATTCAGCGCCACCTTTAATGGTTTTGCCTACTGCGTTGTTATACGGCTCTTTTAATTCAAAACTGCGTTCTGCGTAAACTTTTTTAAACGCTAAATCAATAATTTTTCTATCTTGCTCTTTAACTAATTTATGCAAAGCATCTAATTCTAATTTTTGTTGCTTAACAATGCTTTCAGCAAGGTCAAATTGACGCAACATATTTGATGCTTTGGTCATTGTTTTTGAACCAACAGCAGCAATATTAACTTCATCTATCCAATCAGCTAATTCATTTGCGGTCATTGCAGCACCCTTGGGGACATAGGTGTTGGTGGGCTAGGCGGTACTGTATAGCCTGTATTACCAACAACGCTTTGTGTATAACCATTTGGTGTCGTGATTACGACTTGGTTAGGATATATTGTAGCAGTCTGAGTGGTGTAACCCATTGGGTTTACAAACTGTGCGGTGTTGCCGTTTATTTGTACTGTGCCTTGGTTGTAACCCATTGCATTTGTTACAGGATAAGTTTGTGCTTTAGCAGGTATGCCGTAACAAAACATAGCTGCAAAAAATGCGCCTAATAAACAACTACCTATAAAGTCTTTCATTTAAATCCCCTTAAATGTCACTCGATATTGAGTACTTATAGTTTGCCCCATAGTCTTTAAAAGCTGTATTAGTATTTATACTTAGTTGTTAAAAAACCACTTCCAAGAGGTTTGAGCGTACCTAGCCCTACCTAGGTAGCCTTCATAAGTTTTCCAATGAGGAATCGCTTAACCCGCCAGTCGTTCATGGTATAGGCACTAGCTTCGCCACCTATATTGCGCTGTTTCAACCATTACCCCCAGTAGCGCTGTTAATCCTATCCCCTGGTATGTCGTTAGAGCCTCGAGATAGGAAAGTGAGTGTACTACATCTTTAAATCTTCTTCTGCCATGTGGCAAAAGATACCGCATTGAATGTCTTGTTCTTGTGGGTAATTACCAGCGTCAGCAGGTAACTCATCTAAATAAACATCTTTTAATACTGTTTGTTTTTTAAATCTTTCCAATTTAGCCATGCGGTCAAATTGTATTGGGAAGTCTACTTTAATCTTATTCCAATAGCCTTTACCGCCTTTTACACAGCCAATACAGTTGTTGTTATGGTAGCCTAGCTTATACATAACTGGAAGCTCTATGCCAGCGTTTTGAAGCATTGCCAGGCAATCTACTTTACTAAGCCCTTTGTCAATTAAAGGCGCTATAGCGTCAATGTTGTTAGCGTCAAGAAAACGGTCATAGCGGTCTTGTTCTTCCATTGTGTAGCCAAATACTTGAATGTCTGTAGGTTTTTCAAATTTAAGTCTAACATCCTTTTTTAACTTTCTAGTACATGGGCTTGCACCTTTAATATTCATAGCTGATTTTTCAAAAGTCTTATAAATAGACCTTTCATAACGGTCATTACCTAAAATTAGTATTTTTTGACCAAACCATTTTTCGCAATCGGCAAGAAAACGCTTATTGTCAGGGTGTTCTTCAATAACTTCTGTATAAACTATGATGACCTCATACCCCCCCCCTAAAATGACTTAATGCTAATTTAGTGGCTACCGCACTAGCAGCGCCACAAGAAAACCAACAAACAACTCTAGTCATTTTTAATCTTCAATTTGTATGAAAGCGTTGTTTTTTGGCAACAATTCAGGCCATATAAGCCAAAAGTTTTTAGGAAACAAATCTTGGCGAGTTACTAGCCCATGACTTTCAGTTTCAATCCTTGCACCTAGTAGCATATATTTGTCGGCTGGTATTCCTCTGATGCGCCAATTAGAAACGGCTGCTGGGTCTACTTTGCACATTCTTGCTACCTTTGCAGTACCACCCAGCAAGTCAATTATGGCGGTATCGGTTAGTTTTAATTGTCTGTCCATTCACGCAGTTTAACTTAAATGTTGTTTATTTGCATACAGTTTACATTTATTGTTTTCTTGTGTTAATATGCGTATATAGCAATTTCGCTATGCCATTTAAGGGGATTCAAATGGGTGAATTAAACCAACTTATGCTGGAAATGGAAGAGCGCTTAGAAATAGCGCTAGACAACATGGAATTTGGCACAGAAATGGCACAGGATGACATTGATGTTATTCGTGCAGCTTGTGGCAAACCTAAACGCAATGTCTTACTACAAACCGTATTTGACGACTTTGGTAATGTTTTTGGAGGTCAAAATGCAACAGTCTGAAAGCATTGCAAACTTAGCCAAAGCGCTATCAATAGTACAAGGAAAACTAACCCATGCTAAAAAAGACTCTGCAAACCCTTTTTTCAAAAGTAAGTATGCAGACCTTGAGTCTGTTTGGGATGCTTGCCGTGATTTATTGGCTAGTAATGGTCTGGCTGTGGCTCAATTCCCTGGGACTTATTCCGATTTAGACAAGTCTATGTCTTTAACTACCATTCTTACTCATATTTCTGGCGAATGGATTAGTCAAGAAATGTCTGTACCTGTCAGCAAAGTAGACCCACAAGGAGCAGGGTCAGCTTTAACTTACATGAGGCGTTATGCCCTAGCAGCAGTAGTAGGAGTAGTACAAGCAGACGATGACGGTAATGCCGCTTCGTCACCTAAACCAGTAGTAAAAGCAAAGGAAATCTAATGGCCTATGTACCAAAAGAGGGTAGCGGTTCGCTATTCAAAAATGACAGAAAAACCACCGAGAATCACCCAGACTATACAGGCAGCATTATGGTCAATAACCGTGAACATTACCTATCTGCGTGGGTTAAAGAAGGCACTAAAGGGAAATTCTTTAGCGTATCTATTGGCAAAGAAAAAGAAGCTAAAGCATTTAAACCAGCAGGGTCAGATGAAATTGTAGACTCTGACTTACCATTTTAGGAGATAGTTATGCTAAGTCATATCAAAGATGTTATTGGCGACAAAGCCATTATTTCTACAGAGCCTTTTGGGGTAGATGAAGAAAGACAATTAATAGCATTTGAGGTCAATGACTTAGCTACTGTACTTCGTGAAGTTATACAAGCCTGTGCTGATTGTTGTTTAAATGAAACAGACAGAAATGCAGTTTTAGAATTACTTAATTAAATTTAGTATATATGTAGTATATATTACACATTTTCAAAGGGGAAAATATGTCACAACATTGGTATTGCGCCAAAACAGGTGCACCACGCTACACCATGACTGGTAAAAACGGCAAGGAACGGTCAGTAACCTTGCGTGATGCCAAAGCAGCGCCAGGTACTTTAGTGCCGTCTGTGTCCACCATTAATGGACAGCTTTCTAAGGATGGCCTTAATTCGTGGTTGCAAGGCGAGGCTATTAAAGCCTGTATTGAAAATCCACGCCAAGAAGGTGAAGAAGAAAAAGACTACATAGCTCGTTGCATGGAGTTGTCTAAAAGAAAGTCCCAAGACGCTATGGCTAGGGGTACTCAAATACACGACTTCTTAGAGAGCTTTTACGCCCAAGAATACTTACCAGCAATACCTGACTATGTCCGTAAGGTAGATGAGGCTATAACGGCTCATTTTGGGGCACAGCTATGGATTGCAGAGCAGAGCCTAGTCAATCAAGAAGGCTATGGCGGTAAATGTGACCTTTATTGCAAGCCAAAGCATGACTTCGCTGGGGTAGTAATCGACTTTAAAACGACAGAAAAAAGCCCTGGTGATTTAACACCCTACCTAGAGCATACCCTACAATTAGCAGCCTACAGAGAGGTTTTAGCCCCTACAGCACGGTGCGCCAATGTCTACATTAATGGCGAAACTGGCGAGGTTGCTATATACGAGCATAAAGAGCAAGACCTTCGTAATGGCTATGAAATGTTTTTGGCTTTATTGAAAATTTACAAATTAAAAACTGGGTTAAACTAATTCAAGAGGCGGTAGGTGTGCTTTCCCCTTTGCACAACCATACATCACGGAGTCCTGCCGCCTCACCTTATTTAAGGGCGTTAAGCCGCCAATGTAGGATGCAGTAAGTTAGGGTTTTTGCGGCTTTCCACCTAACAAGTAGCAACTGCCAAATACAGCCCTGCTACCTAAAGGCTGTCTCTTATACACATCTGACGCTGCCGACGATCTACCCTGTGT